GGATTGAGCAACGGATGTCAGAATTATTAGATAAGTTAGGAATTGAATATGTATTTCAATATCCAATTTTAAGATATAATGTTGATTTTGCTATTCCGGAATTAGGAATTGTTATTGAGTGTGATGGCGAATATTGGCATCAAGATAAAGAAGCCGATGCAAAAAGACAAAAAAGAATTGAAGATGAAGGTTGGGGTGTCTTTAGATTTTCAGGAAGTAAAATTAATCAACACTTCGAAGAAATTGAAGAAGAATTATCCAGAGTATTTTGTAATCATTTAGGAGAGTACGGTTCTATTCCCTTAGAAATTGAAAGTGTTAAAAGATGGGTATTAAAGAAACCTAGAACATTATATAATTTTAGTGTAGAGGATGATGAATCTTATATTGCAAAAGGCGTTATAGTTCATAATTGTAGATGTATTGTAATCCCTGTATGAAAAAAGTAAATTATGAAAGATAAAATATCATGATAAAAGACTTAGTAAATAATAAAGTAATTTCTGTACATTCAATTACAGCCAATAATTACGAAATCCGGGAGGAAGTGCTTGAGGGACGAGCCCAAATAGTAGTTCCAGCGGTGATGATGAAGGAAGGAGTCCATAGTGGATCACATGGTACGATTTATCATGTCCCAGAAGAGCTTGAACGCTTTACTGCGGCATGGAATGGTATTCCTGTAATGATTCAGCATCCGGAACAGGATGGAGTAAATGTATCTGCCAATTCTCCACGAGTTATGGAGACAGCCGTTGGACGTATATTCAATACGTCTTATAGTGACGGCCTAAGGGCAGAGGTTTGGATTGATGTATTAAAAATTACGAGTTTAGATCCAGATGCGCTTGTGTATATAAGACAGGGCAGGCCATTGGATGTAAGTGTTGGTGTTTTCACCGACGAAGAGTCCACACAAGGCGTGTGGAATGGCGAATCCTACGGATCCATTGCTAGAAATTACCGACCGGATCATTTGGCGCTCCTGCCCGGGGCAACAGGTGCCTGTTCGTGGGCTGATGGTTGTGGCATTCGTAATAATAAAGAAGGAGGAGAAATGAATGACCTTTTAAAAGCATTCAAAGACCTTGGAACAAAAGGTTATGCGGTATCCTTAATCAACAATGAAGAAGGGTTTCGAGAAGTCTCAAACCTCCTACGTTCAAAACTTGATGCGATGGATACAAATTCACGGACGTATTATCTCGAAGAGGTATATGCCGATGAATTTATTTATCAAATTAGGAACGGTGGGGGAGGATCCACTCTATACAAGCGTGGATATTCAGTCGAAAATGGTGAAATCACTATGGCTGAAAATCCTAGCGAGGTACGTAAGTCTACTTCATATATTACTATGAAGATGCAACGGACTACAAAAATAAATAATAATTTAAACAAAGGAGAAACTCAAATGAGTGAAACAAAAGTCCCTTGTTGTGAAGATGCTATTGATAAGCTGATTGTAAATTCAGCTACTCGATTCACTTCCTCAGACAAGGAATGGCTGATGACGCAAGAGCGTTCAGTCATAGACAAACTTCTTCCAATCGCACCTGTACAGGTGAATACGGGAGACTTAGAGATTGCTAAAGAAGCTGTTACAGTATTCAAAGCAACTCTGAAAACTATTGATGATTATACTGCTTTAATGCCGGAAGCGATGAAGGTTAAGTATGAAGCGGGTATGAAAATCTATACTGACGGCCGGGAGGTTATTATAAAAGGTATTTTGGATAATAGCAAAGAATTCACAGAAGCTGAATTAACTGTTATGGAAGATACCATGTTGGCTAAGTTATCCAAGTTGGCCAATGTTGTTGTTGATTACTCAGGACAGAGTGCTGGTGGAACTACCAAGAAAGAAGAAATAGTTTCCAACTCAGATATCTTGTTTCCTGCAGGCGTTGAAATCGAAACTAAAAAATAAGGAGGAAAATAAAGATGAGTATAAGAACAATTAAAGCAAAGAATTATCTCGATATTAACGAGGAGTATCTTGCTTCCGGAGCAGTGACTCCGGGGATGTTAGTTGAGCAAAATGCGGATACAACCGTACGAGCTCATGCAACTGCAGGTGGGAACGCTATCCCTATGTTCGCCTGTGAGGATGAACTACAAGGGAAGGGAATTGATGATGTATTTGCGACAACTGCTACAATTCCAGCAGTATGGATCCCCCAGCGAGGTGATCAAGTATATGCTATTCTCGCCGATGGTGAGAATGCAGCGGTTGGTGATTTTCTTGAATCGAATGGAGCCGGTGCTTTACAAGTACACGTCGCTGATGAAATGTCCGGTGGTAATGCCATTGTCGATATGGCGATTGTGGGAGTTGCTTTAGAAGCTGTTGATATTAGTGACAGTTCTGGTGCAGAATCCAGCGGTACTTTAGGATATGATGAGAGAATTTTAATCAGAGTCGTATAACAAAAAAGGAGGAAATAAAAATGATAAGTGTAGATTTAATTGGACAAAACGGGGGACAAGGCGATGTAGCCCAAATGCTCGTCGTGAACGGGAGAATGGATCCTGGATCCAATCGACCTTGGATAAGCCCCAAAAATGGCAAAGCGTATATTACAGTCTTCAAAGGTGGTGACACCAAGAAGCCTGAGAATTATACAGCCATACCACATACCAACGCCACGCTCCGCAGGGATGAGTGGAAACAGTTGGATGAAGCTCTGATACCGATTAGTGAAAGTAGGCTCAATGGAGTGAAAGACTTGATTGACAAAGGCCTGGTTTATAATCTTACGAATGCAATGGGAACCACAGTTCTTGAATATCACGATGTCAGTGATGCCCTGGAGGCCGGACTGACTATGGATGGTGTTACTCGTACTATTGGTGGTAAGGTTGAATATACTACTAACTATATGCCAATTCCTATAATCCATGTGGATTATGAGATTAATGCAAGAGTGTTGGCTGCAAGTCGTAGTCTAGGAAATCCATTGGATACCACTCTGGCAGAACGTGCTGCTCGTAAAGTAGCCGAGAAATTAGAAAGCATGCTATTCACAGCAACCACATACACGTATGGTGGTGGTACTATTTATAGCTACTTGAATCATCCTAGTAGAAATCAAGTTACTTTATCAACGGGATGGGATGACAGTGCTAAATCTTCTCGTGATATTTTAGATGAGGTCATCAGTTTGAAACAAACAGCAATTAATGCGTATCACCATGGTCCTTATATGCTTTATATTCCTACAGCTTATGAAACTGTATTAGATGAGGATTATGAAGATACAGGTTCCACTTCAACTAATAGAACAGTTCGTGAAAGAATTCTTCAGATTGGTGGAATTGAAGGGATCAAAGTTGTTGATACTCTTACTGCTGATAATGTACTTTTGGTACAAATGACTTCCGATGTTGTTCGTTTAGTTAGAGGTATGGGTATTCAGAATATTCAGTGGCAAACTGAAGGTAATTTTGTTAATAAATTCAAAGTGATTACAATTCAAGTTCCTCAGGTCAGAGCTGATCAAGAAGGGCATTCAGGGGTTGTTCATCTTGCATAAAAACTGGTAATGACTAATCAAGTCATTCCTTAAACATAGGAGGTAATTATGGAACGAAAGAGTGATGTAGTAAAAGAAGATGCCACTTTAATTCAATGGAGAAAAAAAGGTGGCGGCTCCTTTAGAATGGCAAATGGAAGGATTATTAAACCTGGGCAAATATTCAAAGCCAGATTAGATGAAATTCCAGAAGGTTTCCGCGATGTTGTTGTACCTGTAAATGCGGAAATATTTACAAAGGTACAGAGTGTTCAGGAATCTAGTCCTGCAGTTGAATTAGATTATTTTGTCAAGCATATATCCAGCGGTTGGTACAATGTTGTTGATGCAGATGATAAAGTTCAGAATGAGAAGAAGTTGAGAAAAGTAGATGCAGAAACTCTTCTTAATTCATTAAAGTAATGGCGTGGAATATTCCACAGATGTGGGAAGGAGGAGAGTGTTGGATCATCGGTGGTGGGCCATCACTGTCTCAGCAATTTGAAATACCTCAGGATGTTATTGATAAAGTAATGTCAGGGGAAGAATCAATTGATGCCTACTCTCCTTTTCTTTCTGCAATACATGGGAAGCACGTTATTGGAGTCAATGCAGCTTTTTTGTTAGGGAGCTGGATTGATATTATATTTTTTGGGGATGGTAATTTTTACAAGAGTAATTTTAGAAAGTTGAATAAAGTCAATAAATTAAAGATTGCTTGTAATATGAGTTCTAAGAAAATTGCCAAGATGCAAGGTGTTAAATTCGTTGGACGTGACCATCAACATTCAACCGGCATTACAAAACGAAAAGACTTTATAAGCTGGAACCGGAATAGTGGCGCCGCTGCAATCAATCTCGCTTATCATTTAGGAGTTAAAAAGATTTATTTATTAGGATTTGATATGCAAGTTGGTCCAACACAAATGGAACACTGGCACCGACATTACAGTACTGGAAAGAATGGACCACGAGATCCCCGGAAATTACCGTTCCACAGGCATTTGCTTGGGTTTCCACGAATTGTAAAAGATGCAAAGAAACTAGGGCTGGAGATTATTAATGTTTCTCCAGATAGTGCCATTACAGGTTTCAAAAAAGTTAGTTTGAAAGAGGTAATATAAAAATGAAATAATGGAATTTAATAAATATATAGAACGAGGGGCTTACCATTGGAAAATGTATAAGAAAAATCCTAGGTATAGAAAGCACGTTGATTATGTTGTGAAGTGGGTTCCTTCTGGTTCAATTTTGGATATCGGAGCGGGGGATGGTTTAATTACTTCAAAACTTGGAGCAGTAGGGATTGATGATAATGTAACAGCGGTGGCGTTGGCTAAGGAAAAAGGAGTAGATGTTTCTTTTGGATCTGCTTATGATTTACCTACTGGGAAGATTTATGATAGTGTATGTTTACTGGATGTTATTGAGCATTTAGAGGATTATAAAAATACATTGGAACAAGTAAAGACCATACTAGCAAAAGAGTTATATATATGTACTCCTATTTATACAGGAAAGGGAAAATTTAATGGATTGCAGAGTGAGTATCATTATTTTGAATGGACTCCGGAACAGTTTGAATCGGAGATGGCACAAAGTGGATTTACTATGGTAAGCCTTACTACATTTCCTAAGATGTGTAGAATGTACGGAAAATTTGTATTATGAAAAATGTATGCTATACCGTAATAACTAATAATTATGATACTTTGAAAGACCCGTTGGTTGTTTCAAAGGATTGGAGGTATGTTTGTTTTTCTGATAGAGGTTTCAAATCTAAAGTATGGGAACTCCTTTTTATATAAATGTAAATAGTATTCGTTTTTATTTTAAAAAAAGAAAGCATGTCAGGTAAAGTAAATGTAATATGTCTTTATTGGCTTGGTGAATTTCGAGGAAGAGATTTCACTGAGGAAGATGTATGGCGTTTATATATGTCTGTAAATAAACATATTGATCGTGATTTTGATTTCTATGTCCTTACAAATGATATGACGGCTAATGTACCGGGAACAAAGATTGTATTATCTAATCCAGTTGAATGGCCGGGTTGGTGGAGCAAAATGGATTTACACCGTAGTGATTTACCTACAGGAAGAACCTTGTATTTAGATTTAGATAGTCATGTGATTCGATCTTTACAACCGATTCTGGATACTCCTGGAGATTTAGTCATGTTTTCAAATAGAGTGAATGTTGGAAATGCATATATTATTAAGCGATATCAAGCAGCTACAATGTTATTCACCCCGGGAGAGATGGAAAAGAAGTACCAACTATTATCTAAGTTTTCGGAAAACTATAGACATTACATGGTAATATATAGAAGTGAACAGGATTTGATGGGCGCCTGGATTCCTCACCAATCAACTTTCAATGATAAATGGTTGTTGAAAGCCTCCACCTTACAAAAGAAATATAGAGACAGTCCTCCAGAGGATGTAATAATAATAACAGGGCAACCTAAGAATAACTTTTTTAGAAGGACTGAAGAAGTTCCTTGGTTAGAAAAAATGGCTAGATTATGATGCAGGTAATTTGTTTTTACTGGGAAGGAGATCGCTGGACAACCACAGACGGTAAAAGTGAGTTGTATGGTGATTTGATTAATCGAGTTGGTACTTGTGATAATGTATTGGCTTCTCAATATGTGAACAATTTATTTCGTGGGGTAACAAATTTTGCGGATAGGGAATTTGAATTCACATGCTTTACAAATGAACCACTCACTCTGGATACTAGGATACTTGTAAAACCTTTTCCAATGGTTAGTACAATGGGAGTTCTCCCTCGGATGTATATGTTTAGTGAAGCAAGTGGCTTGTTTGGGAATCAAGTTCTCTGTATTGATATTGATGTTATTGTGTGCGGCTCCTTGAAATCATTGATGGATTATAAAGGAAGATTCTGCGCCCGAAGTAAATTTAAAAACGGGGAGGCATATAAATTAGATGGAGATGTGATGAGTTTTCAAGCCAGTCCTGAAAATGAGGAAGTCTTTTGGAAGCCGTTTATTAATGATAAAGAAAAAGTAGAAAAAATTAGTAATGGACGTGAGCGTTACTGGGTCAGACATGTAGCAAATGATTGGGCTGATAGATGGAATATAATTGCACCCGGCGCTGTATTGAGTTACAAATGGCATATTGCTAAGAATAGAATCAAGCATCTTCCAAATGTGAGTTTAATTAGTTGTCACGGTCATCCTAGACCTCACCAATTAGTAACCGGAAAAATGAGAAAGTTATGGAACGGAGAATAACTTGTTCGTGATTGTAAGCGGTGAAATTTCAATTAAAATAGAGGAGCTTGGTAAAGTATCCATTATTCTATTAAAACGCGGAGAATCGTTTGTAATTAGGCCGGGACAGAAACATGAGTTTACAGGGATCGAAGATTCCCAAGTTATTGAAGAAATGTATGTTGAGTATAGTGAAGAGGATATTGATCGAATTAATATAGGAAGTAAAATATGAAAGCACCCATTTTAATAACAGGCTGTGCAAGATCCGGGACATCAATGGTCGCTGGTATCATTAATATGTGCGGTGCTTTCGGTGGAGATATGAGCGGACCGAATCATAACAATGCTAAGGGGATGTTTGAAAACGCATGTATTCGAAATACTATTGTAAAGCCTTATTATCAAAAATTAGGTGTAGATAAATTAGGACAGTTCCCTTTACCCACTCCTGAAAATCTTATTATTCCCGCAGGATGGAAAGATCAAGTTGAGGGGGTTATCGAACAAGAAGGGTATGAAGGTGGAGAGTGGATGTATAAGGGAGCAAAGATGTGTCAACATTGGCCTGTATGGGATTATTCATTTCCAGATGCGAAATGGATTATAGTGAGAAGGAAAACAGGAGATATCATTAATTCATGTATGCGCACCGGCTTTATGCGCGCTTTCGTGAGATCGGGGAATCAAAAGGCAGTTGATGTAAAGAATGAGCATGATGGTTGGTTATGGTGGGTACATCAACATGAAGATCGTTTTCGGGAGATGTTGAAGGCTGCTTTAAATTGTATGATCATCTGGCCGGATAGAATGGTAGATGGAGATTTCACACAGATTGAAGAAATGATTGAGTGGTTGGGTTTAGAATGGAAAGAGGAAGAAGTGAAGGGCTTTATTGAACCAAAACTTTGGAAAAATAAAAATAAAAATAGGAGGTAAGTATGGCAAATAGAACATCAGCAACAGACGTGAAGGCTATAATGGATACCAGTTTGGCGGATTCAATTATTGAAGTGTATATTGCAATTGCCAACCCTATTATCACCGATGTGATGGATGGGAGTGGCGTTGGTGCTATTCGTTTGGAAGAGCTTGAAAGATGGTTGACTGCACATCTAATCACCATCACCCGGGAGAGGATGGGAGCTGAAGAAAAATTGGGTGAGGCTTCTATCAAATATATTGGAAAGTTTCGTGAAGGATTAGATTCTACTCCATTCGGACAGACTGTTAAATTACTGGATACGACTGGAGCATTCGGGGAACAGGGAAAACGAGTAATATCAATAAACGCAATAACAAGTTTTGACTCATGAGTTTCAATAGCTTTTTAAGCAGGTCTTGCAAACAGACCCTCGTGTATTGGGGAAGCCCTGTGAAGGATGGGTTTGGTGGAAGTACATTTGCTGACCCTGTGGAGTTGCAAGGTCGTTGGGAGGCGTTGGATGAGGTAATACTATCTTCAGAGGGTAGAGAAATAGTTAGTAAGGCTCGAGTATGGGTATTGGAAGATGTGGAGGAGCAGGGTTATTTGTGTTTGGGTTTATTGGATGATTTAGATAGTGATACTTCTGATCCAAGGGAAATTGAAGGAGCTAATGAAATTATTGCATTTAGGAAATTACCAATATTAGGAAGTGCAACTGAATTTACACGAAGGGCAAGTTTATTAATAACAGGTTCACAAAGTATATAATGGCACAGAAAGCGGGATTAATAGGAATGGAATTGGTTAATGCGAATCTCAACAAGAGGTTAGGTACATTATCCAAGCGCGGTATAAAAGGGATGTACCGTTCTGTTATATTAATTCGGAAGTCTATGGAAACCACTCCCCCCTTAGTCCCGATTGGAAAAAGTAGGCCGGGGTATGTTGGAGGAAATCTTCGAGCAAGTTGGTTTCAGTCGTTTTTTGAAAGTGCTGCTAAAGGGCAAGTTGGAATTATCTTTGGATTTAATGCTAATTATGCGGTATACGTGCATGAGATGGGAGGAAATGATATTAATTGGAGCCGCCCAGGAAGTGGGCCTAAATTCTTACAGGCGGCTGTTCGGAGAAATACAAAAGAGATTGTGAAAATTATGGCAACATCAATGAAAACGGGGGAATAATGAATCCAGCATCACAAGACATAAAGGATATTTTAGAAGGGGAGAGTAGTTTGGGATTAACTTTTGCCACAAATTTGTATGTCGCAAAAGAGCCAGCAAAGCCAGATGATTGTGTGACTATATTTGACACTCCCGGTTTTCCTAATCAAGTTACATTCAATGGAGATGAAATATACCAATATCCCTCTATACAGATAAGAGTTCGCGCTGGTGGCAGTGGAGCATATCTAACAGGGTGGGAATTGGCGAATAATATAATGAACCAACTTCACGGGCGGGCACAAGAGACCGTGAATGGTACATTGTACAGTCTGATTAGATCAATGGGGGAACCTGTCCCCTTACATTGGGATAAGAATGACAGAATTGTTTTTATTATTAATTTTAACATTCAGCGAAGATAGCTGAAACAAAAAAGGAGGTAAATTATGGCAAGTAATGCTATTTCCGGCGTAGGTACGCTGTTTAGAAGGTGGTCTGGAGCCGCATGGGTAAATATTGCGGAGATCACGCAGATCTCGGGTCCTGGAAAAACCAGAGAAACGATTGATGTTACTAGTTTAGATTCAACAGGCGGTTATCGCGAATTCATTGCTGGGTTTCGGGATGCAGGAAATATTCAACTGACCATGAACTTTTCACGCTCAACGTATGAGTTGATGAACGATGACTTTGAATCCGATGAGGTTCAGAATTATGAAATCGTTCTTCCTGATGGGGAAACAACTTCATTAGAGTTTGAAGGGTTGGTTACTGAACTTCCCTTAGAAATCGTAGGGGATGATAAGATCACGAATACCGTGACCATTAAAGTAACCGGGCAGCCTACTATTAACAGTGGGTCAGGTTCAGGTTCATAGGTAACAGTGTCTTAATCACAGACATTGTATTTTTTAACAATTAAAAAGAGACTAATCATGGTTGAAATTTTGAAATATCAAGGTGAGGAGTACCCCGTCAAGTTCGGGTATTACGCCATCAAGATGCTACAGTCCTCGAACAAGGGGAAAACAATAGCAGATTTACAGGAGGATTACTCCTTATATGAGTCCTTTCTTTTCTATGCGATGAAAAAGGGGCATGAGTTAGAAAAAATTAAGTTTGAACTCAAAAAAGCGGATATGGAAAATATCCTTGAAGATACCTTGTTCGATCAAGTTGTACCCATGATCGGCCGTTCATTCGACGCAAGCGTAAAGGTACAGGAGGCGGGGGGCAAGAAGTCGACTTTGATGAGCTCTCAGGAATCGCCATAGTGCGGTTGGGGTTGTCCGTGTATGAGTTTTATTGCATGACACCTCGTGAATTTTCAAAGGCATTAAAGGAGTATTCTGAAAACCAACTTGAAGAGTATAAGCGGGTGCACGAAGCGATTCGATTTCAGGAATGGATAAACATTAACCATCAACTTCAAAAGAAAGATCGCTATAAGATCCCACGAGACATGCTCGAATTTGAATGGGAAACTCCAAAAGTACAAACAGTTCAGGAGATGAAATATATGTTACAATCTATTGTAGCGCACGCCAAGCAAAAAAATAAACACCTTAAAAAAGAATAACAATGACACAAGCCTATTCAGTCGGAGCGTTATTTGCAACCCTTGGTCTTGATACCACGGCATTTGCTGCTGGTTTAGGAGCCGCCGATGCGGCTATGAAAAAGACTGGAGCCAGGATGGCGGCAACTGGTGCTAAGATGAGTGCGGTTGGGAAAAAGATGACAACCAATCTGACATTACCTATCGTGGCATTTGGGGTGGCTGCGGTTTCGTCTCAGATGAAGTTTGAAGCCGCTCTAGCGAAGATTGAAGGTCTAGTGGGAGTGTCTACTGATCAAGTCAAGAAATGGCAGCAAGCTATCCTTGATATTGGCCCAGCCGTTGGTAAAGGTCCGGCTGAATTAGCTGATGCCTTATTCTTTATAACATCAGCAGGTATCAAGGGTGCTGAAGCTATGAAAGTACTGGAAATGGCAGCGAAAGCGTCGGCAGTTGGTTTAGGTGATACTGAAACCGTCGCGGATTTGGTCACATCTGCTATGAATGCTTATGGAAAAGAAACCCTATCCGCCGCAATGGCTACCGATATTTTGGTAGCTACTGTTCGTGAAGGTAAAGCCCCTGCCGACGCTTTAGCAAGTAGTATGGGGAAGGTATTACCGATTGCAGCTGAAATGGGTGTCCAGTTTAATGAAGTCGGTGCAGCTATTGCGGCTATGACCCGTACTGGAACATCTGCTGATATTGCTGCCACTCAATTGAAATCTATATTGTCTGGTTTGTTAAAACCAACAAAGGAGTCCGCCGACATGA